CCCCCCATCCCCGACATAATTCTTAGCCAATTATGATCCCACTAAGTTTCCCTAGTGGATGGACTGTATCTCAAGCCGTCTCCAGATGGTTAATCCTTCATCGACAGCCAACACCCGTTCAGTCTCTGACGCCCTACCATATCCTATCATAGCGGATTTAGGTAGTAAGCATGCGAGTTGCCCAATCCTTTTAATTATTACCGTACCGGAGTTTAATCTCCGCCATGTATTCCTTTCAGAATAGCACTTGGTATAAAAGGCTCTAAGGGGTTTCTCGAACAACAAGGTATTTTGCAGAATGCTATTTAGTCAAAAACAAGCGATTCCACTAGCTACTAGCATATTTTGTGAGTGCTTAACTATTTTGGTCAAAGACAAGAGCTCACTTTGTCTTTGTAGGTAACTTTTCAACGCACTAAGAATTTTTACGTTATAATTTGTAGCATAAACACGCACTTTGGCGGTTTTTGTTCCCTCAACTGTGGCGTTAGAAAGAACCAATTGTAAAGTCGCGTTATCTATACGCGAGAAGTTGCAAGTACCGCTTGGCTGATGCTCCTCAGGTCTCAAAGCAAACGAATACACGTTAATACCCTCATCAGGGCATCGAGTGTGCGCCTGGAAGGGTTGCACCAAGCTGAAGTAAGTTCCTTCACGCTCAGAGAAACGATCCTGACCATTGAGCTGCAACTTAGCAGTAACCACGGGGTTTTGGCCCCAACAATGGAGGTCCAAAGAGGTCTCCGTCATCACGAAAGTGCCGGCATCAGATACCGTGGAATTTTCCATGTGACCGGCACTTGACTGTAAGCTTTGGAGTTGGGCAAGAAGAGCGGGATCCACGCCAGCAGTTTGGGTGGAAATGGGAACCGCGGGGCCGCCCATGTTAGCCTCATTGTAAGGATTGTTAGGTCCGTGCCAGTATCCAGTGAAACCGGTAGGGATCTCATAATCGAGAGCACCAGCATCCTCGAAAAGACCACGAGCGTCAATGAAAGCGCGGCTATCAGCAGCAACAGAAGCAGGGCCTCCGAAAGCATGGATAGCGTTGGGAAGAGCATCAATCGCGTCGGTGTAGTTGAAAGGCTGAGCACCAAGCACCTTAAACAAAAGCGCATCGCACACCAAAGATGAGCAATAATCCACATTTTGATCGGGCTGCACAACCCAGATCAATTCCTTCACGGGGTGATTGAAATTGAGCTTGATTTTGTTCGAAGAACTTCCGACCGATTCGTCACCTGTGAACTGGAGTTGGGTTATCAAATATTCATGAGGATTTTGTGCGAAGCGTCTGCGCTCGTCTGTGTCCAAAAACACATAATCCACATACAAAGAAGCAGCCACCAAAGACTGATTGTATGCAATCGCGGCAGGCACAGGGCGACCAGGAGTGTACTGGTTAGCGGCGGTGACAGGGATACTTGAGGGTTGAGCGCCTGAGTTGCAGCTCAATGTGGTAACAGCCCACAAGCACTCGTCAATAGGACGGATATCAAGGTTGATCTTGACTTCGTGATACTGCACATCACGGTTTACCCCACCTTTCGGTGTATTTTTGTTACTGGGATTAGACTATATCTTAAGCCATCATCAAGAGTTTTTAATTCTTTCAGACCCAAAACCGTTTAGTCGTTGAACCTTCCACATATCCTAATGTCAAACTTATTTGACGGCGGAGTTAGTGGCTTGGCTGCGGATTATCCATTTCAAATTTATCCTGATTATTAGGACAAATCTTCATATGTGGCGTTTTTACCATACCTGAGGTTGTTTTTCTCAGCCACTGTAAACTTTCGTTTACAGCTTGGTAGCCATCATCTTTGGGAACTTCCCGCAATTTGGTCTTGTTGCTGCATGTTATTGAATTGATAAGTCACTGAATAATCGGTGATTTATCAATTCAAGTAAACATACAACTAGCACCTGAGAGTTATGCAAATTCTCAAACAGATTTTTCCCAAAACATAATTTTGCTGTTTTAGGCTGGGTGCTTTTCTGCCCTGCAGATTTTAAGGCGATGAGGGGCAACGCAAGTCCTGGGTTAGTGCAAAACCAAAATTGGAGAGGCACATACAGAGTAGTCTCAGGAAGAGCGTTACGGGGGGCGCACACTTGACGAGGAGCCAAGGAGTCGCAAGGACCATCCACTTCAGAGAAAGATGGATCCGTGATGAAGGTGAGTTGGGTTGTGTTACCAATCATCTTGAAGTATCCGCGCTGTTGCTCGGCAGTCATGGTGAGCTGATTCCAGATGTGCATCCAGTCACCATATTGGCGATCAATTCGTTGACCACCGATCTCTACTTCAACCTGAGCGATAATTTGCTCACCGGGGAAATCTAACCAACGAGCATACACGCCGGAACCAACGCCAACGGCGAAAGAGGCGATGCCCATAAGCTGATTGATCTCCGGAAGTGTTACCTGAAGATATGTGCGGTAAGCGAGATCACCATTGCGGCTGATCACGCACTGAACACGACGACCGAAATCGGCCTGCCCATTGAAAGTTTGCTCGATTGATTCGATAGCAAAGTTAGTGTAACGTCTGTATGTCACTTTCCAAAAAGTGATCTGAGGATTTCCTGTACATTTCCTCTACCTTATCTTTCGATAAGGAGTAGACTATATCTTAAAGTGAATTCATATTTGCTTTTCATTTTGTTTCATTAAAGCTAATTCTTTATTTAATGTAAATTCACTCGAAAACCATTTAGTCGTTGAACCTTCTTCTTTAAATTTTTCTAATTTATTAATAATATGCTCTAGAGATGGAGATAAACACATATTGTTAGTTTGAACCGGTATTAGATTAGACCAATTCCAACATTTATATTTTTCATCTTCTAAAGTTAAATCAAATTTACAAATAGGAATTACATGGTCTATTGACCAAAATGTTTCATAATTATCCCAATTCATCTCTTCTGTAAAATTGTATTCAATCCATTCTCTTACATATTGAATATTAGACCCAATATAATTCATAGTAGTATCTGTTTTGTTAGTAACATGTCTTAAACGCCAAGCCAAAGATTTTTTAATTCTGTAATTTAAACCTTTTTTTTGGGTTGTTAAACAATGTTCTTTTTCAAATGCTGGAAAACATTCTTGACAAATATTTTTTTTATAGTGTTTTTTTTTATATATTTCTGTCCTTGTAATAATTTCCTTTAACATTTTTTCTTTTAAACATGTATCACATTTAATCAAAATAGTATTTCTTTTTATTTTTCTTTTTTTCTTTCCTTCTCTCTCTGATTTATTTTTACAATGTTTACAAATATTTGAGTATGGAATATATTTTGATTGTGTAAATTTGTCAATTGGTTTGTTTGATTGGCACTTTATACATTGTTTTTGGTCTACTACTACTAATTCATTAGGTGTTTCCATTTATATGTTATGTTACAAATTTATATTTATACTGTTTTTAATAGTATTTCATTATTTCGATTTAAAGAAGCTTGGATGCTCATTGCCCATTTTATCGAACTTGTTAGTTCAATTCATCTTATTCATTTTTACTATACCCAAGGTCTTTGTCTTGGCCACAATTACTTCACAATAATTGCTTAGTAGAATAAGTTTTAGGGGTTTCAAGCAGTTTGATTTTCTTACCAGGGTTATTCTTTTGCTTATGATGGGAGCATAAACAAATCCCTGATTAACATCAGTGGTTCTTCTTTTTAAAGAAGGATCCACAAAAGGCTTTATGAATGTCTTATTTTTTCAACATTCCCTGATGTTTTTCTACCCTACAGGCTTTTAAGGTAAACGTCCTGTGCGCCATAAGCCACTAGTTGCATTAAACCACCTCCCATTTTATAATATGGCTAAAGAAAATAATATTCCTAAAATCAAATTAATTGTTTTTATTAATTTGATTCACTACCTACATACTAAGATAATATATTATTTATGTTCGCATTGTCCTTCATGAATATGGCCAAATACGACTCGTCGAATATTTCTTTTTTCCCTTCATGATTTTTCGTAAAAATATAAGAATTCAGTTTTTTCTTAATTGACCAACCGTTATCTAATGCGTTGTATAAAAACACCATTTTCTTAAATTTTATTTGATTTATTTCTATTTGACTTGTATCAAACACATTTATTTCAATGTTAGTTACAGTATCCATTATTCTTTAATGTATTAACGGAAACTATTATTTGTCTTTAAACCCATAATATCTTTTTATAAATTTCTAATTAAATAATAATTTACTCTTTATATATATTAACACTGTAATGCCAAGTTTCAAGCCTAAATCTAACAAAAAAATCCGCGTTTGTAAAAAATATACCACTACATTGGATGGAAAGCATAAAGAGTTTATCAATGAATTTTCCAAGAATGAAATAGATACTATACCTAAATTAAAACAAGAAAAGGCGGATTTACAAAATAAAATCGAGGGTCTCGATAAAACCGCGAATATAGAGCAAATCATGGACATGAAGGATCGGGTCAATGAAATCAATGAATTAATTAAAGAACTAAAGGCCAAGAAAAATAATTATTTTTTAGATAATTCTAAATTCATTTTTGAATATTTCGAGAATAAAAAAAACATTAATAATACCGATACTTTATCAACTAACAAACCAACTCCCTCCAAAAATCAAATGCTTTTTAATTTCTTCAAAATTCAAAGCGATAATCAAGATACTAATGCGACTATTACCGAAAATAGAAACAAAAATATTGTTCAAAAATATCTCAGCAATATCGACGAAACCTTTATTGATATGAACTCTTTTGTTAGGTCCACTGATATATGCCAGCATTGTTTTAAGGGCGAATTGATTCCGCTCGATGACGAAGGCGTTCTTATTTGTAATGCTTGCGCCGTCAATATTCCGTATCTTATTGAAAACGAAAAGCCATCTTATAAAGAGCCACCCAAAGAGGTGTGCTTCTATGCTTACAAGAAAATCAACCATTTCAAGGAAATCTTGGCGCAATTTCAGGGAAAAGAAACCACACAGATTCCGGATGAAGTTATCGACCAAATACATTTACAAATCAAAAAGGAGCGGATTAGTTTGGAACACCTAACACATTACAAGACCAAAGAAATTTTAAAGAAATTGGGGTTTAATAAATATTATGAACATATCGCATTTATTAAAAACAAATTGGGCATTAAACCGCCTGTATTTAGCCCTGAACTAGAAGAAACCCTGTGCAACCTTTTTATGGAAACTCAGTCGCCTTATGCGAAAACTTGCCCCGATTATCGCGTCAACTTTTTGAATTACTATTATGTGCTTTTTAAGTTCTGTGAGCTGCTCGGAGAAGAACAGTATCTAGATTCGATTCCGTTGCTAAAAGACCGCGAAAAATTGATTGAACAAGACGAAACTTGGAAAAAAATGTGTGTCGAATTGGATTGGGAATTTATTGCGAC